CGTTTTGCAGAACCAAGCTTCCTACTTGAATAGCTACACTTGCTGCTGCAATTGCTTGTGTACCTGTTAAAGTAATTCCAGCAGAAGAACCTATACTAGTACCTAAACTTTCTAATCCTGTAGGGCCTAATGTAGCAGTAACTGCAATTGCCGCAAGTGTTATTAATAAGCGCCTAGTTGATGTACCTTCAGCCACACTTTTATAAGCTATTTCTTGGCCAGCTTGTACTACAGTAGTCGTCCAGTTAGCTTTGGGTACAATTACCCCATCTAACATAATTACTATTTTACTAACTAATTCATTGCTTACTGTATACTTGGACTTTACAAAGTCAACAAAGTCCTGGACAGTAGTACCAGCTACAGTCCAGTCGCGATATACACTAAGTTTTAGTGGGTGTGGAATTCCTACGGCCTGTACTTGTGCTTGCGGAGCATGCTTATAAAAAGCAACAAAACGGTTTTTCCACTTTAAGTTGTTTAATGATTCAATTACTGAGTCACTGCCACTACGGCAGTGTAAAAAGTTATTGTTGCCAAGGTACACACCTACGTGCATAGGCTCACCAAGCATATTGAAAAGACACAAATCTCCAATATCTGGTTGAGTACTTTCTTCCCAGTTATCCCTATACAGCTCTACTACTTGTAAAATACGTGCGTCAGTTCCGCCTGAATACTCTTCCGAATAGCTAGGTAAATCTATGTTGTATTCTTGCTTGTAGAATAAGCGAGCTAATCCCCAGCAGTCAACTCCACTTTCAGTTCTGCCATTGTCTAAATATCGTAATCCAATATATTTATCATAATTCATTAAAATAGTCCTGGAAAATAGTTAGGTGTGAAACTAAAACTAGGGAATGGCTCTGTATTATAATTAACCATACTTAAGTTTAAAGTAACGCTTTCAGCATTGTAGCTTGCTGTTGTAATATAAAAATTCTGTAGTGATGCCTCTACGTAATTTAAATTACTAGAAACTACTAGTTCTATTAAAACTTTTGTTCGTGACATTAAGTGGCTACGAATAATAGTAATTGTTTCTGGCGTAACATAATTTAGTGAAATTGAGCAATCACCCATACCGCTGTCATTTTCATTAGGCAAGTTTAGGCTCATCGGCAAAAATACGTATTCATTAGATCGGCTTACTACCCCGTAAACTACTTCGTCATCTGTTGTAGAAGATAATCTTTGAGTATAGTTATCACTTAATCTAATAGGAGTTGTTGGGGCCGTAGGGCTAGTATTACCGTTTGGGTCATAAATTGTCAGCAACATTATAAGCTGTTCATCTGTTTCAGACGAAAACATAGCTTTAATTGCTTGTGGTGATAGTCTACTTAGTCTACTCATTATGGTAATATTTCAAACTTTAGGGAAGTATTCCAGTAACCTGGTGCTATGTATTGTAGTTTAAAAAACTCACCATCACTACCAGGAACTATACGTACCTCTACATTTGTAAAAGTACGTGGATGTGGAAAAGTAAATCGCTTAACACCTAGCAAAGTGTCTTCTATAAAAGTTTCTAAGACAGCACACTGTGCAGTTGTCATAATAAAGGATAAATCCATTGTATTAACGCGAGTACCTTTACGACGCATTTTTGCAGGACCAGAGTCCGGGTTTGAACGTATAATGTTCAAACCCAAAGACTCTGAGAATCCTTTTTGAGGTACTTGTGGTAGTGCTTGACTAGCCCATGAGGGAATTGCCATACTTATCTCCTTGCTAGTGCAGGCCTGTTGTTAAAACTACCTGCTAGCGATTGTTGAACTGAGCTTCCTGGTCGAGCTACTTCACTTGCAACCATATCACCAATAATAACTTCAATCTTACGATTTCCGCGACTATCAGTAGTTTCTTTGGTAGTTGCTTGCTGATTACCGTAATTGTTAACAACTACATCAACACTACCGCCTCCACCGCCTGCACGAACTCCCAAGTTTCCTTGACCGTCGCGCTTTAGGGGCATAATAGCTTCAGGACCTGCTTCACCCATTAAACCAGTACCTTTAGCAAACTTGAACATTGTAGGAGAAGCTACTATTGAATTAGTAAACATTCCACCTTTGCCAAATTTTTGCAGACCAGCGTCATAGACTCCGCCCTTAGCCACAGAAGCTCCTATTACGCTGCCTCCAGCTAAATCTTGTGCTCTAAATGCATTGGCAGTGATTGGTCCTACTCCAAATCCAAAAACGCTGCCTATTAAGTTCATTAATGCTGGTCTTGCTGCTGCATACATTGCTAATGATTGTTGTTGTAGTTCGTAACGGATTAGGCCTTCAATCATTGAATCAACTAAACCTTTAAAGTTTAATTTACCAGTTTTTGTAAAGTCCAGTAACGCATTACCCATTTGATCAAAACTTTGTTTAAATACATCTGCATAAGCTAATTGACGATCTGTAAAAGATTGAGTTAAGTCTAAAGCTGTTCTACGTCCTTGATTAGTTATATCTAGAGCGCTTTTTTGTGAAGCAAAATTAGCTAATGCTGCAGTTTTTTCTTTTTCTATTTCTGAAGTATCTTTACCAGCTGCGGCTACTTTATCAAGTCTATTTTGAATTTCTGCTAAAGTTGCTGCTTTATCTTTTTGCAATGCTAATTCTGATTGAACAATGCTGTTATTTAAAGTAGAAAATTCAAGATTTTTTCTTTGATTTTCTGCTTGCTCCCCGTAGATTATGCCTAGAGAAGATCGAGCATTAAACAATTCTTGTTCAGCACCTAGTTGAGCAGTAGTCATCTTTATAGCATTTTCTTGTGCTTGAGAGTCAATATCTCTACTTAACTTTTCTTTTGCAAAACGTAAATCAATTATTTTGAATTGATCCTGTAGCCCTTTATTATCTTTTTCTTTTTCTTGACGCTCTTCAACAAAATTTAATAGTTTTCGTTGTTTGTCAAATTCTATAAAATTTTGGCTTGCTTCTGCATCTGCAAGAGCAACTTTTCCAGCAGCTATTTCAAGTAAATACTTACTTTCTGCACTTAAATTCTCTAGTCTTTGAACGTCTTTTAAACCTTGCTCTGTAAGAGAATTGGTAATACCACCAAGAATATTTAAACGAGCTAATTCTTGTTGTCTAATGGAATCTTGGGCTCCTTCCATTTTTTGTAAATCGGACAACTGTCCTGCTCGTTTTGTGCGGTCAGTTTCTATCCTACCGCCTGCCATTTCACCTTGAACTCCAGTAGCAGCAGCTTGTTGGCTAGCTATCTGTCTATTGACTGTTCCCATTTTTAGTTTTAAAGTTGCTTCTTTTAAGCTACCGTCGTTTTGTAAAGGTATATTTACGCTACCACGGCCCCTACTTTCTTCTAAAGCTTTCTTGAAAATTACTGCTGCTCCATATAGTTCAGCAGCCTGTACTTTTTCCTCAGGCTTAGCATTGTTAAAAGCATTTAGCGCAGTAGATTCATCAATAGAAGCACGCAATAGTTCTTGACTTTTTATTAAGTCAATGTTTGTATTAATTGCATTTAATTGAATTTGTAGCTCTCGCTGTTTTATTCTGCCCTGTTCAATAGCTGCTTGTTCACCAGTTAGTCCACCAGCCATAGCTTTTGCAATTGTTAAAGCTGCACGCTCTTGAGCTTGCCCAAGTGCTGTTTTAATTAATTCAGCTCCACGCTTAAAAGCACCGTCTGCACCTTCTACAAACAATTGTTTTGCTCTATCAAAAGTTCCTATGTCTGGTAATGCAGCTGCAGCTTTTCTACGACTTTCGTCTAAGTTTACTAAATCTTCTTCTAAGGCTCTAATAGCTTGATCATTTTTGCCGCCTTGTTTGCCACCACGTTTTCTTATTTCATCAATACGAAGACGCTTTTCTGCAGACTGTAAGTCTAGCTGCTCTATGGCTTTTGTATAATTAGCGTAATTTTCGATATTGCTTTTAAACTCGCCACGAATTTTTATAAATTGATCTACAAAACCTTGTCCAAAGTTTGCTACTTTTTCTGGATTATCTATTAAATCGTTTAAAGCTGCATTTATATCTCGGATTCCGCCTTTAAATACTTTTTGCATTGAGTTGCCTACATCTTCTAATGAGGCACCTAATTTAAACAGTGGATTATTATTAGCTGTTGATTGAATGAATTCTTGGTACGCTTTAGTACTATTTTCAGTAGCTGTTTTAAAGCTTTGTAAATTACTATTAGCAGTACCCATAGTACCATTTAATTTTGTCTGAGCATTTTGGAATTTTTTAATAGCGTCCCCGCCTTTTAAGAAGGCTTTATTTACGCTATCAACATCTAAGCTTTGTATACCTAATGCTTCTTTAAAGGCTGCGGCACCTTCATCTTGTAAACCTGATTTACTTAAAAGTCTAAGACTACTTTGTAAGCTCTGTGTTAAAGATTTAGCTAATTCAGAGTCTACATCTTTATTAAAGATGCCCAGAATTTTATTTTTTAGTTCATCGTATAAACTATTGCCAATTGCATCTTTTAACTTTTCAGACGCATAGATAGTACCTTCCGTAGATGAGGTAAGTTCATTCATTGCATTAGATAATGCATTGATGCCTGAAATTGTACCTACTGAAAATGGTTCTTTTTTATTTAAAACGTCAAGGGTACGAGTTACGCTATCTACTGCGTCTTTACTACCTTCTAAAGCTTTATCAAAGACTGCTTGTTGTTTTCCAGTTTTAGATAACCAAGAGTCAAGTAATCCTAGTACTTCAACAGCAATAGCTAACCCTACCAACCAGGGACTTAATGCTTCTACTGTTTTTCCAATTTTTTGTCCTAATATACCTACTGTGCCGCTAACAGCAGTATACGCTGTTCCTAAAGCCCCTAGTTTAGGCGCTGTTTCTGTTATCTTTTTACCAGTTGCGTCTGTACCTACTTCTACTTTTAACATTCCTGCACGAGCTAAATTTAAGTCTTCACCTAACTTCTTAAATGCTGCACGCATACCATAAATAGATTGAGTTTCAGCAACGTTAACTCTGATAGCATCCATAGATGCTTGGGTTAGTTTTCTTTTATATATAACGTCATTAGCTCCGGCGGTTGTAAGTACACCCTCAGAACTTTTCTCAACTTTTGTAGAAGCTGTTTCATTTGCTGCCAATGCTTCGGCGCGTAAAGCTTTTATTACTGCAACGTGTGCTTTAAGTGCAGCTGCTTCAGCTGAATTTCTTGAAGCCAAATAACTAGCGCGGCGATCTAAAGATTTTATCTCTGCAGCTGTTAGTGCAAAAGGATCTTTACCTGCTAGTGCAGCAAAATCTTTTTTACCTGCGGAGAAAGATTTTGCTTCTTTTTCTAAACCAGCAATCTTTGAACGTACACCTGCTGTATTTCTAAAAGTAGCTTCAGCTTGAGCTCCTGCTCCAATAGCTAAATCACTTAAAGCCACTTGTTGATCTTTGTATATTTGCGTAAAAGCTAGTCGGCTTCCTTCAGCTGCTTCTTTAAGACGTTCTCTGTATTGACCAATAGCAGGAATTGCAGTTCTAAGTATTGAAACACCAATAGCTGTTAAAACCGCCAATAGGGCGCCCGGGCTTTGCGACAAAACATTTACTAAAGGAGCTAATACTTTGTTTACAATTTCTAAAGCTCCCTGCCCAAGATTCTGTAAGCTAGCTAGTAATCTGTCGTAGGGATTGGCTGAAATATCAATTTCGCCAAACTTATCTAAGCCTTCTTTTAATACAGCTACTGCAAAAGCCTGCCTACGCTCAAAATCACTTAAAGTGCCTGCAGTTTTTCCTAATGTTCGTGCATAAGCCTGTACCGCAGGCTCAATTTTTGTAAACAAACCCAGTTCGTCTAATAGTTCAGGCTCTAGCTTACTAATACCACGGGTTAAACGACTAATAGCATCGGGCATACCAATACCTAAAGCCTTAGAGGCTTTGTTGGCTACTTGCCCTAATTGTTCCATTTGTTTAGCGGTCAAACCTGCAGCAGTACCTTTTGTAGTTGCTTCCATAGCTTCGCGCATACTAATTGCACCGTCGGTAGCTTCCATTAATTTTTTAGCAATAGTGCCTAGTGCTAATCCGCTAGCAGCACCTAATTGATTCATACCTTGAATCATGTTACTAGTATCTGCGGCTTCACTTAATGCGCGAAAAGCAGCTCCGGCTGCAAACACATTAGCAGCATAAGTAGC